GTTGACTCTGATAACAGCCCGTGCCATAGAGAAAAGTGGCTCCTGGGACATGATAACTGACCATCTTCTCAACTTGGGCAGGATGGAGTCGTTCTGTGTAGATTGTGTAAAGTGTCTGTTTCATTTTTCCTCCTATTTATTCTCTTTGGCTTGAACGCCACGAAATATGTCACAAATTGAACGGATTAGGGCAGAGATTTCCAACTTATCTGGATAATAGTTGTAACTGTTTAGGGCAGACTCCATTTGATCGAGGTCAATAGCGTCTAAATTTCCCCGTTGGATTGCCCAGAGCCATGCTTCCACTTCACGAATAAGGAGACCTCCTTTGAAACTTGTTCGACGATTTTTCCCAACGTGTCGAAGCTCGATGTGACCCATTTCGTGTAGAAGTGTGGTCGTTAGGGTTTTTTCTGGGCAGGAGGGGGCAGTACCAATGCAAATGGTTGTTTCTTCATTGTCTCCTGTCTCTGCCCAGCCGACTATTCCCTCCAAATCCTCAAAGGGGGTTTCTGGACGAAAGGGAACGACTTTTATATGTTTCATTTTGAACCTCCGTGTTGATAGGCATAGTCAATTTGCTTGTGAATATTGATGGAAAACAGGACAAAGTGGATACAAAAAGTGTGGTAAAAAGTATCTAGTTCAAAACCAAAACGATAACTTGTACCATCATTTTCTATTGGTTGGTGGGTAAAAGAAATTGAGTAACTAACTTTTGCTTTCAAAGTTGTAACCTCCTCCGATAAACTACTACACCTACCGCTTGTTCTTAGTTTTAAATTCATTTTGTTTAATCCATTGACAGTTCATACACAGTGTTTGATAACCAGAAGGGCACTGATTTTTCTTTAACCAACGGTATATACTCCATATGCCTTGAGAACGTAACTCTTTCCTATGTTCTGCCCCGTTATTATTAATGTGGTCAATAGTTAAAGCACGAATGTCAGAAAAGCCACATTTCGCACAAGAACAATGCCCATTTCCGTAGTGAGTTAGTATTTCTTGTTTCTCTAAAATCTGGTACTTAGAAGAACGGTTAGGGTGTGCTTTCCTATATAATATTTCTTGAGCTTTAATTTTATCTTTGTTCTTCAGTCTCCATAATTTACCGTAGACTTTCCTTTTTTCTGGGTTTCTTAACCTATGACGTTCTTTTTGAGCCTTGACTTTATCTGGATTTTTGAGTCTCCATTCTTTAGTAACTTGACAAGCTTTTAATCTTTGTTCTTCAGTCTTTGGCATAATACCCCCTTTTCTTTTAATTGTACCACAAAAGAGAGTATTTGTCAAGTTACTCCTATTGCGATAAAACTTCTTCATTACAGCTGTACGTTAACACTACAGCCTGTAAGGTGTAGAAGTTTCTAGCTTCGACTTTTAGGGGTTTCTACACCCCAAACTACACTCTATTAGCCGTCCAGATCATAGCTTTTAATACTTCATCGGCTGTGAGCCAACCAAGAACATCGTCCCCTTTGTCTAGATATTCCTTGGTTAACCACTTTCCATTTTTATCCCAAATAGCAATTTCAGCATCTTCACAAGTAGTTTTCTTTGGAATATCGCTTGGAAATTCTTCATCGTGGTTTCCACAGTAGTTTCCTGCCCCAAATTGAACAGAGATTGTATTACCATTTTCAAAAGTCATATGGAATCCTTTACCCTGTGTAATTTTTAACATTTGTTTTCCTCCACTTTATATATTTTTCGACTATGGTCGAGGTCGTTTTAAATCAATTATAATTAGGACTAAAAATAGGGCGAGCCAACTGGTAAGAAAACAGAGGATAAAGTTTTCCATTTTATACCTTTCCTTTTGATATCTTTGAGGTTAAAGTTAATAAGACATAGTGATACTGTCTGAACTTAATCAGCAATTTTAGAGAAAATTTTGGGCATGCCAAAACACTTGATTTTTAGGTCAAGTTTTGGGCATAGTTAGTTTAGGTTTAAATTAGAACTTTGTTACCATGGTACTATTGATAACTTTAGCAACAAAGTTGTAAACTTGATCGGAGAATGTTTTATCGATCTTATTGTACTTTAAAATTCGTTTTCTCTTATTTGCAGACATACCAATAAATAAGGGTGACAAGTCTATATGAGACTTATTGTTGGCATGGCTAACTATTGCTATGGGCTTTAAATCTGCGGATAGTCCTAGACTATGAATATAAAAGACTGGGCGGTTTGAAGTATATAGTTCGTGTGCAATTCCGCCAAACCCAGATTTACTAATTAGCAAAGGATGATGACGGCACTTGTATTCAAATTCGTATGCATATCTGTTCTCTATGGCATCAAATTTTATCCATTCGGATTTTAGCCACTCAAACTTATATTCTAGCTTTGTAAGTTTTCTAGATGAGCCCAGACCATCGTTTATTGTAATTTGCGTAGGGATAACTTTTGTTTTCCAATAGATGTTGTTGTTTTCCCACTCACAATATTTAACTTGTTTGTTGACTGTGATAGGCGTTAAATTGTCTGGGTCGTTTGCTAGATTGTCGATGTAAGATTGTCTGATAGGTGTAAGATACTTTGGTTTGTTCATTGTCTATTACTCCATTTAAACTATTTATAGCTATTTATCAATCGCCTATTCGATGTATGCTAAACAGTCATGTTACCGTATGTTAGTTTAGCTTACTGGTAAAAGAGACTTGTTGTAATCTGCTATGGTTTGTTTGTCTAACTCAATAATTTGTTTGGCTTCTGCAAGGCATTCTGTTCTAAGTTTGTCGTATGCTTCTGTGTTCTTAAGGTAGATTGCAGAGGTATCCGCTTTGATTGAGGCATTGAGATTATCCATGATCGTTGAGGCATGATCTCTAATCTCTTTATTGACTACTACGGTCAATTCACCCTTGTTGTTGAGCTTAACATGCCCTTGTGCGTCTCGCTTAACTTCCAGGGGGTGACCTAGAACAGACTTTGTTACTTTGATATCGCCTGTAAGTAGTCTGGCTGTCATATGAGGCACTAGAACAGTCTCTAGGGGAATTCCACGGACTTTCTTCTCATTGTACTTTTGTGTCTTTACAATCAATTTGTCGATTAATTCACTCATTTAAATTTCACCTATCCTTATTCATTTATTTTTCATCAGGTAGAATAGGCGACTGATAAACAAGCTATAAACTGGTATGTTGTGATTAGCTCGAAGCTAATTGTTCGAGGCTGTATTCATTGATACGGACATCTAGTTATTTCAGGCGTTAGCCTTAATCTGTTCGACTGGTATCTGTTAAATCCGCCTTGCATCTGGCATTACCAGCTTGCTCACGTCCACAACCACACGTAAACAGTATCGCATTATAGCTAGTTGTTGTCAATGAGTCTAGGATAGCAAAATTGTCTACACGGTAACAGGTAGTTTTGAGACTTGTTTGAGCCTAGTTTACACGGTAACGTGTATGAGTAGGTTTGGGTAAAAAGGATTGAAGTTGTAGTCTCAACTGCTACACGGTAACGTGTAAGTTATGTTCGATGGGTTATTAGGTATGTGAGTCTGAAGTGGCTTATTGCCTTGTGCAAAGAAACACAAACAACCAAACCCTACTTGTCACACGGCATGATAGGTCTAATGGGATTATCGTATAGTGTATGGACTATGACAAGCGGTTTGGTTTGGTTGAATAGTTGACAATGTTGACTGAAATAGCTATGTATGTTTAGGTCGAAGTGACTTGGGGTTGGGGTTTATTGTAATAGGGTATTCCACCGTCTATAGAAAAATTTCTCGAATCTAACTTACCATAACAACTAGCCTCAACTGTAGAACTTCGTGCCTAAAAACCCAGGCTCGGGGGGAGAAATGCCAAAAACACTTCTAAAACTTCTACAGAGGTCAGTAAAAAACCTGTAGAAAGGGTGTAGAAATGGCAAAAAACGGAAGCTAATAAAATCTACACCTCCCTTTGCATATAGTGATATATGCAAGGGGGTGGAGAAATTTATCCCACTTAGCCCTTCCCTACGACCTATTTTGCCCCCTACTTGACAAACCCCAACACTTGTGGTATAATGGTTAAAGAGTTGAGATTTTGCGGGGGTGCGACAGTCTAGCCACTAAGTCGGCAGTAGGTCGTTAAATGGGGTAATCTTTGCCAGCCCCCCTTTATTAATTCTAAGGAGGTTTCCATGTCCAAAGTAAACACACACAATTGTGACAGTTGCGGAAAACAATCCACCTCTTCTGGAGAATGGGGCAGTCCCAAGGGTTGGTTTTCCATCGACATCAGTCAAGAAGGACAACCCAAAGACTTTGAGTTCGACAAGGAAGCTTGTTCTCTCGAATGTCTCCAAGGTTTGTTCTTAACTTATTCTCCTCCACCTGTCAACACAACTCTGCCCGATTACAAAAATATTTGTTAGGAGAACCAAAGTGGAAGAAACAGTTGTCTATGGCGTTCAACTACCTTTACCTTTGGACTTTTCCCATACATCTACTCTGCCCCTTCCACAATTGATTTATCAAGCAGTTCCCTTGCCAGGATACAAATTTCTAATCCTGCCCAAAGAATACTACGAGGTTAAACCTGTTGAATAAGAAAGACCTAGCCAAATTTAAAAAACTACAAGAGAAAACTCTAGACCCCTTTGCAGACCTGGAGCTGCCTAAACAAGAAGAGACACATTCTTACTTGTTTGATCCAAGCAAGTACAATCCTAAAACTGAGCAGACTGGAAGAGGAACACCTAAGAAAAGAGTCACAGATCCAGAGACAGGACAGTTCATCCCAAATCCCAACGAGCCACCAAAACTCAGGAAAGTTTCTATCACACGACTCCTCGAGGACAAACTGCTTGAGTGGGATAAAAAAACTCTCAAGCCCAAAGCTGAACTAATTGCCGACAAACTAATCGAACTAGCCATTGGCGGATATTTCCCAGCGATCCAAGAAGTGCTAGATCGTATTGATGGTAAGATAACTGACATCCATAAGATCGAAGGTATTACACCTGTTACCCTTATCTTTGAACCTGCTCCTGCCCGTGATTGGTCAAAGTCGATCACAGTCGAAGGACAGGCAAAAGAGTTGCCCAGTGGAGGAGAAGATAGTGAACCAAATACAATGTAAACAGTTAGAAGAAGCATTACAAGATGATGAGTACGCATTAGCTTGGGCAGAAGCAGACAAAGAAATTTGTTTGATAATGCGTAGACTATGGCACTCGCCATTTAAATACTTTTGGAGATTACACTACAATTGGGGTATAAAAGAGACTTTTAAAATTTACAAGAAGGTTATCTAATGGCAGAACCCATAACTAAGAAAGTCCAGTTTACCCGTATATTTGAAAGAACCAAAAACTCGAAAGCCTTCGTTATTATTAACGTAGGAGGTGCACGATCATCAAAAAGCTACTCCGTTGCACAAGTCCTTATCAACAAGATTATCACAGAATGTGGGAAGAAGATAGGTATTTGCCGAAAGACTTTTCCATCACTCCGTATGTCCACGATGCTACCTTTCATAGATATGCTGAAGGATTACAATATTTACTCAGAGTCTACCCACAATAAAACCTTCAACAGTTACACCTACAACACGAACTTCATCCAGTTCTTCTCCCTTGATGAAGCCGAGAAGATCAAGTCCACCGAGTTCAATTACATTTGGATGGAGGAAGCAAACGAGTTCTCCTACGAAGATTATATCAACCTCAAGCTAAGACTCTCAGGAGCCAAGTTCAAGGGAGAACAAAACCATTTGTACATGTCACTCAATCCTATTGATGCCAACGGCTGGATTCCAGAACGGGCAGCAAAGGAGTCAGATGTTGAGATAATCAAATCGAACTACTTGGACAATCCTTTCCTGTCCGAGGAGTATGTTAAGAACTTGACAGCCCTGATGTTCCAAGATGAAGCGTACTATAGGGTCTATGTTCTGGGCGAATGGGGAAAACTAGAAGGAAAGATTTTCACAAACTACAAGATTCTGCCCGTACTACCAGAGATGTCTGGGGCAAAATGGGCGTATGGTTTGGACTTCGGGCTTATAAACCCAACGGCTTTGACCAAGGTCTACTTACTCAACGACAAATTTTATCTTGAAGAGAGGTTATACAAAGAAGGATTAACAAACAAAGACATAATCGAAACTCTAAGTCACGAGGAACGTGGAGATATATATGGCGATCCAAGTTCCAAGATGATGATCGAGGAAATCAGACGTGCAGGATATCCTGCGTTGGAAGGACACAAGGGAGTTAAGGAGTCCATTGATCTTATGCAACGACAAACCCTCTGGATTCCAGAAACTTCTATCCATTTGATTAAAGAGATCCAAGGTTATTGTTGGAAGAAAGACCCTAACGACAGGGAGAAATTCATCTCCGAGCCGATCAAAGTAAACGACCATGCCCTAGATGCTTGTATTTCTGGGGATAGTCTAATATCTACAACTAATGGGGATAAACAAATAAAAGATTTAGTTGGTACAGAGGGTACAGTTTTTTCTTACGATGAAGTAAAAGGAAAAATAGTTGCTGATAGATACCATTCAGTGCATAAAACAGGAACGAAGAAAACTTTAAAAATAGAACTATCTAAAAATAGACTACTTATAGTCACACCTAACCATCCAGTTATGCTTCGTACAGGAGAATGGGTTAGAGCAGATGAATTAAAAGTTGGGAATAGTTTAATGCCCTTTTACCAACAAATAGATTCTCGTGGGCATCTTAGAATTAATTTAAATAATGGGTCTTATGATTTTGCTCATAGAATAGTTTGGGAAAGTTTTAATCCTCCTATACAAGATACATGGACTTATAATATACATCATAAAGATTCAGATAAATTAAATAACAATTTAGATAACTTACAATTAATGACCCGTTCTGAACATTGTTACTACCATGTTCATAATAGATTACCAGTTTCTGATAAAGTAAGAATAAAAATAAGAGAACTATCTTTACAACGTTTTCTTGATGATGAGTATAGGTTAAAAAATAAAGAACATCTAGATAAAGTTAGAGATTTAACTAAAGAATGGCACGGAAGTAAAGAAGGTCATGAATGGCACAAACAACATGCTAGTCATACTCTAGAACCAAAAGTAAAACGAATCTGCCCAATCTGCAAAAAAGAATTTCTAGGTAAAAATAGAACAGCAAAATATTGCCATCCAAATTGTAAAGCAAAAGCTCTTAGACTAAGACGTAAGGAACAGTATAATCATACAGTTCTTAGTATACAAGAAGGACAAGAAATAGATGTATACAACATGACTACAGAAAAAACACATACGTATATTTGTAACGGTATTGTTGTCCATAATTGTAGATATGCTATTTACGGCATGACAGAACGCTTTGGGTTCGCCACTCGTAGACCAACAACCCTTGAGCCAATAAGAACTCTGACCTTTAGTGGGCAGAATATGACTAAATTTCCGATCAGGAGAAAATAATGGCAACTCCAGTTAAACTTACCGAAGAAGAAATCTTAAAACTCTATGATGATACCAAGAAAGTCTATGACACATCAGGTATCTACGACAAATTTCGACAGGACGATCAGTTCTATGAGCTTGATTTCAAGTCCTTACTTGGTCTGCCTGATGAGTACCTGCCCGAAGGAATCGTTCTTCCTACTGCTCGTGACATGGTAGATGCCTGTGTGGACAATACAGCGATCTCCAATGTCCGTGTTAAGACAAGTATCAAGAAAGATGACCCAAAAGGCAAGAAACAGTCAGAGATTCTAAGAAAGTTTGCTCTGGGTGTTCTCTATAGAAACCAAATTGAGAACTCTCTAAGCCCAATACGGGCAGCAAGTAAACATTATTGGCTGCATGGTTTGGCAGTTTTGAAAACTGTGTGGGATGCAGACCGATATGTGGGGAAACCTGAACGTAAAGACGGGCAAAGTGACGAAAGTTATGCAGATGTTATAGACAAGTGGCGTGATGAGGAGATAGATTCGATACCTATTGTCATTCAAGCCATCCACCCGATGAATATTATGCTAGACCCCTACTACAATGGTGGTCTATTTGTATTTGAAACAACAGAAGAACTCATGTATGATGTTCAAAGTAAGTTTCCCCAGTGGAAAAACCCTCAGAACAAAACTGTTAACCAAGTTGTGACCCATATTCAGTATTGGAGCAAGCATTTTCGCTGTGACTTCTACGACAGAGAGGCTGTCTACGGAGTTAAACCACACAACTATGGTTTTATCCCCTATGTTTCAATTGATTCAGGACTGGGCAATATCAGTTTTGACAATGATCCCAAGAAACGCTATGTCGGAGTCCTGCGTTATATAAAAGATCTACTTATTTCCGAGTCCCGTGACTACTCTATTGCGGATGTGATCCTAAAGAACAATGCTTTCCCGTGGATGACCATCGAAGGTGATGGGGCAGACGCAGTAACAGAGATTGCTGCCCACTTTGGAGAGGCTACTAGGCTCCCCAAGGACACAACGATCACGGAACGTACACATGCCCTTCCTCCCGATCAACTAATGCAACATCTCGCACTGTCCAAGGAGCAAATTGAGTCACATTCTGCCCCTAGAGCTACCCGTGGTCTGGGAGAGAGTGGAGTTCGATCAGGGGCTGACCGTCAGGTTATTGCTAGTCAAGCTGGAATGAGGTTCCAATATTCCAACGAAGCCTTTAGGTCGAAAGTTGCAAAGGCTCTTACTAATTGTGCTCGAATATTTAAACATGTCATACCAGGAGATATAAATGTATTTGCAAAAACCCCGAATGACGAGTTTGATATCGAAATTAAGAAAGAAGATATACAGGAACCCCTCACATTTTTTGTGGAATTCACAGATGTCCAACCAGAAGACGAGTACAGACGACATGATGACTTGATCCGCATGGTAAACGGTGGAATCTACTCAGTGGAATATGCCCGACAGCAGTTGCCTAATGTTGATGCCGAGCAAATTACCAAACAACAGAGAAAAGAGATGATACGGAATAGTCAGGTCTACATGCAGTTCTTAACTCAGACAGCTTTAGCTGTTTTAACCCAAAAAGTTACTGGACTTCAGATAGCAGAAAATATTTTGGCTCCTGCCCAGTCAACTGTTCCTCCCAGTGGGGCTGGTCAGGGGTCTTCAGAAGTTGGCAGTATGACAACTGGAGTTCCTGAAGTTGCTACACCTGGTTCTGCGGAAGATATACAAAATCAATTGGGAAATATGCGTAGTCAGACGCCTATGTCAGCTACTCAGGGCAGAAATGGAGGGGGAAATTGGAGAAGTTAACCAAAGATAAGAATCTTCTTGATGAAATGAAGGAACTTGCAGATGAAGACCTGGAGATTTTGCAAGAGATAATAACTGAGATCACGGAGTCCTTGACTCTTTCTATTGACCCCGAAAAGATTTTGGGAAAATCTGTGGGTCAGTGGGAAGATAGAGATTTTCTACTTGCCCAACAGTTATATGGAAATAGTTCGGTATTAAAGAACCTGATGATAACGAGAGCCAGAGAAAAACTAATAAGCCTGGAGGCTAAAAATGAAGGAATATGAAGTAACTTATGACCAAGAAACAGGTCAATGGATTTATATAGATCCACAAGGTCAGCAACATTTACTTGATTCAGGCTATGTTTCAATTAGCCCGACTACAGGAAAATATATTATTAATCCTTCCATTATAGAATCAGTTGACGACACAGGTGGAGGAGTTTTAGGTAATGGGCAGGATCCAAATGCCAACAGTCCAGGTGTAGCCACGAAGTTTGGAACAATGGAAGAAGCTGCTGCCAAATATCCGTATCCACAGTATGAGATTAAAGTTGGGCAGACCTCTTATGGTTACTACTATTATCCAACTCCTAACTATGAATACTTATCGGCACAAACTGGTGGAGCAGGACGGGCAGAAGATATTGCCTATTACAATGCCACAACAGGAAAACAACAGACAGCCGATAGACAGTTCCAACAGAAACAAGGAGAACAACAAGCTCAACAGCAACAGGCGGAACTTGCTCTACAGAAACAACAGTATGTGGCGAACCTAAAAGCTAACCCTGGAAGTTGGATTGAAGCTTGGTATGCAAGTCAAACTCCGCAGAGACAACAGACAAACGGACAGGATACGATAGACATGTTAAACACTTATGCCCAAAATGATCCAGAGATAAACGCCTATAAAGCCTATGCGGCAGACTTTCCTGCTTCAGGCAATACAGTTACAAGTGGACAAGTTCCACAAGAAGTACAAAACGGTGTAGCTCTGGCTAATTCTTACGATGATGCTATTGCAGGTGTTCAAAGTGCTATGGCAGAGAAACAACCTAGTTTTAGAAGATTTACTCCACAGGCTCCAAAGGCTCCTAATTGGCTTGCCCAGTATGCCCCAGGTGTAGGGACAACTGGTGCTCGAAGTGACAGGGCTGCAAAGTATGGAGAGATAACCAATGTAGAAGTCCCGACTCTTTCTGGGCAGCAGTATCAAGCTATTGACCCAAGTAAACTAGCTGGACTCCAGAGTTATATGACATGGGCTGGGCAGAATCCAGATGATATGCTGGCTAGTACAAAACGTATGCTTCCCGAATCCCCTACGGGTGCTGGATCTGAAAGATGGGCAGCAACTAAACAGAGGAGATAAAGATGCCGTTACCTTCTTGGCTTACTGATTGGTTAGGTAAGATTGCTAGTGCTCCAGTGACTACAATTAAACCAAATCTTAAAATAGGAAACCAAATTTCTCCACAGGATCTTCTTAATAGAACTTCTGTCGGTGAAGAACTATCTAATACAGGATCAACTTTGTCTCTCCCTGCCCAGCAAGTATCCGCAGGATTAACTGCTCCTTGGAGACCTGGAGGTACAAATGATTGGTCTAAACCATTAGACTATACTCCAACTGGTAGCCAAATGGAAAGTTACAATCAATGGGTTTCTCCTGAAATTCATGGGCTAAAAAATCCGATCTTAAATATAAACGAAGTCAAAGATGTACCAAGTTTAGTTGGTAAACTTCAAAATAAAAACAGTCCTTCCATGAGTACAAAAAATGCTATTGAACTTGTGGCTGATCCCTTGAATGTTTTTCCAGTTGGAGGAGTAGAAGCTAAGATACTAAGTAAGGGTGTCTTAAAAGGTGTAGAAAAAGTTGGTGGTACAGCAATTAAAGAAGCTAATATTTTAAAGACTCTGCCCAAAAGTCAAGTAGGGGCAGCTTTTGGGGATGTTGTAAAAAATGGGGACACGGTTGTTAGTAAATCTGGGCAGGTTTGGAAAGTTCTAGACGACTCAGATCCTTCAAGTTTGCTGGTTAAGAGTGAACAGGGTGCGACTGCTAGGATAGGAAGAGCACAGGTAGATCCACAAACAAGTCCAGTTTTAAATCCTGAATTTATTGATAGAGCTAGAATAGTTATAAAAAGAGTAGATGAAGGGACATGGGATGAAAATCATATACCTATTAATTTAACTCAAGTGGCTAATGATATTGGTGTTAAAACTGTAGGACAAAATGCTCAAGGTGTTCCTTCTACAGGTTCAAGTATTATAAAAGATATTAGAGCAAAATTGAAAGAAATAGATGAACCCAAAACTCCTGAGCTGCCCAAGGAACCTGTTGAACCAGTAAAAGGGTCAGAGATACCCCCTACACAAGAAACTCCTGCTGTTGGGGCAGGTGTTAAACCACAGGGGCAAATCTTAGAAACTCCTGAAGAAGAATTCAAAAGACTTGCTAAAGATCCAAGGATACTTGATGCAAGTGAAACGTTTAAAACTAAGATGAGTCAGGAGAAAGGAAAAAGGCTTGGGGCAGTAAATGATTACTTGTTAGACAATCCCAATATGCCAGATGAAGAAGCTTTAGGCAGATCTTTGAGTAAACTTAAAACTTCTTATGGAACTCCTGTAGTAACTATCCGTGATCTTATGAGAAAAGAAAGTGTTTCTTATTTGTTTAAGAAAATTAGAAACTTCGATTTTGGTATGGACGAATTGGGTAGACCTAAAAGCTGGGATCGAATTAATGCTAACAATGCTCTAGTGGAAGGGCTTAAAAATAAGTTAACTCCTGCTCGATACAAGAGTCTTGAACCTATTTTAGGTAAAGATGTTTTGGATAGTCTTGTAGAGATGACCCTTAAAGTTGAGAAAGTAAACACCGTTAGTAAAACTAAAGGAATCCAGTCACTTCAAGATTTACTGAAACCCAAGTTGACTGAACCTAGACCTCCGACTCCTGTTCCTGAATATCCTACGGGTGGAAGACAGGTGGATATGTTCGGAGAACAGATTCCTTATGGTGGTAAACCAGAACCTACTATGCCCAATATACCAGTAAAAGGAAATATTAGTAAACCAACAAATGTCCTTGATCCAGAACAAACTAGACTTATCAAGGAAGGTTTTGAATCTCTTCCTCCTGTTAAACCTGGAGAAGAAACTGTTGCGAGTGCTATTGACAAGTTAACTCCGAAAGCTCGAAAGAGATTTGAAATGGATATGGGCAAACTAGGATATCATGCTGCTGATTGGTTAAACTTTCCCAGAGCAATTCTGACAAGCTATGACTTGTCTGCTCCTGGTCGGCAGGGTTTGATTCTTGCTGAGTCCCATCCGATACTCGCAGCCAAGGCATTTAAGGACATGATAAAGTCCGTGGCTAACCCAAAGTATGCTGCCGAAATTGATGAGATGATTAGGGATTGGGGCAGAACTAATGGGTATTGGGCTAGAAAACTTGACCTGACTGAAAATAGTTTGGAGAAGAAAACGCTTGGTGGGTTGTCAAAACTTGAAGAGAGCCAAATGAGTGCTACTGCCCGAAAGATTCCAGGGGTTGTCAGGTTCCAACAGGCGTATACAAACTTCCTGAACTTGATGCGTATGGGTGTGTTCGAGCAAAACGCAAAGAATATGAAACTAATTGGTGCAAAGATAGATGACTTTGATAAATTGTCTGAACTTATCAACACGGCTTCAGGTCGTGGAAAACTTCCAGGCAAATTAGCTTCGTCTAGTCCTTTGTTGAACGAACTTATGTTCTCGCCTAGACTTGTATTTGCCCGATTGACCTATCCGATTAAATTTGCCCAAGCTGTCCGTAGTGGAGACAGAGTGCTCCGAAGAGAAGCTGTTAGACAGATGTCCAGTTTCTTAGGGGCAGGTGCAAGTATTGTCGGGTTGGCTAAACTCATGGGGGCAGAGGTTGAGTTTGATCCTAGAAGTTCCGATTTCGCTAAGATAAAAGTGGGCAATACCCATGTGGATATCTGGGGTGGATATGTTCAATATGCAAGAATGATTGGTCAGCTTACTACGTTCAGTAAGAAACTTAGATCAGGAGAGATAACCAAAGCAAACGCTTGGGATTTATTGAGTAACATGGCTCAGTCAAAGGCTTCTCCTGTTGCTGGTTTGGCAATTGACTTGTTCAAAGGCAGAGACTTTGCTGGTCGTGAGATGTCTGTTGATGCAGAGAAAATTAGAACACAGGAAGTTATAGAAGCTGTGAAAAAGGGAGATCCTGAAGAGATTGTAAAGTCCGTGGTCAATACACAACTATACAATAGGATAACTCCTTTGTTCTTACAAGATATGATTGATAGTCTGTTAATAGATGGTTCTCATCCTGAACTTGCTGCCCTGTCTGGACTTGGTTTTGGGGCAATAAGTTATGAGGATATAAAAGGAGACACGGGTCTTCAGTTCAACTCGATCCCAAGAGTTATGGACTTAGGAGTTAAACTTGGAGAAGTTCCTAGTAATATCTCTGGAGTTAAACTCTCTGATGAAGATCAGGGGCAGTACCAGAAGTTTATGGCTAGTGTCGTGACTCCGCAGATTAGAACACTAATGGAGAAACCTTTTACATTGTCCTCCTCAGAACAGACAGCCTACGGAGTAACTCGTAGCGATCAATTGGGCAAGGTGGAACTTGGAAGTGTTTTAAACAGTCGAGTGACAAAGTTGAAAGATAAAGCTAAAGATCAATGGTTGATCGTTGGAGATGTTGATGTCCCGAAGGTTGGAGATGACGATAAGACTCTGGCAACCAGACTACAACTGGGCATAGTGTCTGATTATTTGAAAGCCACTCAGTCCGTGACGAACTCTGATGCCCGTACTAAGATCTCTAACTTCTTGAGGGCACAAGATCCTGCTCTTGATGTTGCTATGAATCTCACAGGATATTCCAATTCAACTAAATCGGCTACTGCCCAGAAGAACATGTCTACTTGGAAAAATGGTAACTATGCGATACCAATAAAGACCAAGTATAACACGAACGATGTTCAACAGTTGTCGAAGGTTCTTGTCCCATATTATTCCGTGGAGGATCAGGTTTGGGCAAAGTATGATCCAAAGTTGAGACAGATTTCAGATCAGGCGAGTAAGTTGTCTGGAGAGAAACGATTTGAACTACTTAATAAATATCCACTGATTTATACGATCTTGGGAACTATTGAGGAACAGAAAGGATATCTTCGTGCTAGTTCTCCATTGTTGGACAATGTGATAAGAAATTACTAGAGGACTTGACAAACTCGGAGAAGTGTGTTATAATAATAAAAGATCATAAAAGGAGTGAAAAAGAATGACTACGGATGGGGCAACCATTCAACAGGGTTCCGTTTCTGAGGGAACAGAATCCACAACTACAGACCAAAAATCTGCGGTGGTCGTAGATAAACCTTCTGGGCAGACCCTAACTAAAGAAGATGTTGCTAAGTTAATCCAAGAGCAAATGAGCCAATTGAAAAGCCAGTTTGAGGAAGAAAAGAAAGGACTCAAAGGAGCTATTCAATCAGCTAAAGACAGGGCTATCCAAGAGGTTCGTAGAGCAAAGGAAGCAGATATAGAAAAGATGGCTGTGATTGAAGCAGCCAGGAAAACTGATCCAGAGTTAGCAGAAAAACTAGATCATCAGAGGTTAAAAGCTAAAGAGGAACTTCGCCAGAAAGAATCTCAAGACGTTGAGAGTGAAGGGAAACTTGAAGAGTTTAACAAAGATTTTCGTAGTCGTATTCAAAAGGCACTCAAGAAACTTGGTGTCGATCCAGAAGATCCAAAGATCATTTGGGGAGAATCGAGTGAGCATCCTCTTGAAAGGCTCGAAAAGATACTAGATTCTGCAACAGCGGTTAGTTTGGAAGGGCAAAAGAAAACGAGTGAAACTGACATCGAAGCTAGAATTGCCAAGGCTGTCAAAGAAGCCGAGGAAAAAGTTCGCAGAGAACTTGGTTTTGATTCAGTTGATACGAAGAGCTCGAAGGGGGCAGGTACAGATTCCGACTTCATATTGGCTTACTCAAAGGAAAATAGTACATTGAACTCCCCTGCCGATCATGCAAGAGCAAGAAAGATTTTAAAATTATAGGAGATAAAAGATGCCTTCTGGAAATACTACTACTGCTGCGTTAAACGATAGTCTACCCACGGTTATTGCTTCTGCCCGAACTACTAGAGAGTTCGTTGGCGTGATGCCCCAATTGGTGGACAAACAGACCTTGGGAGAAGGTACGGGTTTAAACTGGAATGAGATTAGTTTAAGTGCTTTAACTGCTACCTCGATCAATGAGACTACTCTGTTGGATAATCCTCAACAGTTAGCCGATACCCTGTTCTCAATTACCCCGACTATGGTCGGTATTCAAACTGTTATTACCGACAAAGTCGCCCAAAGAATCTCAAAGAATGTCTTTGGCAAAGTTGGTGCTTTGGCTCAACAGGCGATTCAACGGAAGAAAGACGAAGACGGTATAACCGTTCTCGATGGTGCTTCCACTAGCTTATGTGGTGCTGGCACGACTTTGACCTCTGGTTATATTGCAGCTGCGGTTTACAGAATTACAAGTAATGCAACTGAACCTGGAAACAAACCGATCTACTGTGTCCTGCATGGTTATCAAATCAAAGATATTTTCGATGAACTGGTTGCTGGTGTAGGTACTTATGTAGTTCAAGA